CTTGCAGGTACAACTCGTCAAACATGGGTTGGCTGTGAAGCCTACGCTACCGAAGAATGTGGTTCTACAGCAGGTACGAACTTCCTCTTTGGGTACATCCCCAACACAACCACTTTTTATGTTGGCGGGGTTCAGGGAACTAACTACCAAGTTATCCAAAATATTGGGGCTATTCTAACGGATTCGTCCTTCAACACTATTCAGGTGACTAGGGCAGGGACAAACTATACTATTATCATAAATGGCTCAAACATATTTAATGTGGTATCTACACAGCCGGATACGGATTCTAGATTCAGCCGCATCGGTGGTTCGACTGCTGGGACTTTTGTCAGCTTCAATGGGTATGTTGGCGACTGGAGTGTTACTTCAATAGACTATCCAGCAGCTAGTACCTCAGGCTCTTATAAAACTGAGAAGACTATCGAGAACGGTGCAGCTTACTACAACAATACATGGCAGGTTGTTCGTGAGCATAGAGATGGTACTTGGAGCAACAGACAAGCCTCTACGATCTGGCAGAAAAACACTCTTTACGCCCCAGGAATGACAGTATTTTCTGGAACCTCAGCCTATGTTTGCCAGGTTCTCCATACATCAGGCACGACCACAATTGATGATGACCTGGCGAACTGGAAACAGCTAACCTCTACCTTCATCGAGTATGGCACCTCTAAAGTGGAGCTGTCCAGTCTTGATGGCCCAGCGGTTATCACGACCAACGGCAACACCACGATGACAGTGGAGACTGATGGCACGATAGCTGCCAATACGGCTAGCTATGAAGATCTAGTCACTGCTGCCAATGATATTCCTAATAAAGAGTACGTCGATAACAAAACATTCGATGTTGTTTATTTTGATGGAGCTACTCAGACAGATCTTGATGTATCAATCGCAAGCGAGGCTGAGGATACAGGCGACTGTACCACGGGCGGTGAGGCAGATCCTTGCCTTAAGATCACTCTCCAAGGCGACGGCGCTACTGATATAGTAGTGATCCGCAATGGTGTGGAAGAGACCTTCGACACAACCCCTGCGGTTAAGCACGTGCTTACCTCCGGTACGGACACAGTGCCCGTCACTAACTATGTGTGGATTGAGCACAATGGCTCTAACTATGTAGTCGATAGCAATACTTCTGGATTTCCAACTACTCAGTGGTATTCTCCGATAGGGAAATATGTTGTTCGCTCTGTAGCTACCACAGACACCGCTGGTGTATTTAGCTGGCAGAACTACACCGATCATCTGAGTAATGATGTAGGACACCTTACCCACATCAACGATAAGTTGCGACAGGGTGCAGCTCAGTGGAAGAGTGGTTCAGCTCTTACACCAACCATAACAGTAAATGGTGGGACTCCAGATAACGTGGACATTGCAACTACTGCTGGTGTTGTTTATCAGCTGCACCAACAAACAGTTGCTGCCCTAGATACCGGAACTGGTGAGGACCTGCACATTGTTAATGACAGCGTGACTCCTTATAGAACTACTACCGATCTCAACACTGAACTAACAGATGCCACAGGTGCAGCGATGTCGACTGATAGCTTCTCATTTGTTGTATGGGTTGTAGCTTCTAAGACAGGGAAGGGCGCAGAACATTTTATGATTAACCTTCCTAACTGTTCTTACAGCTCTGCTGCTAATGCGATTGAGGATGCTGGCAATTGCTCAGTGTACGAAATCCCAATGGAGTTCAGCACAACAGGCTTTCTTGTAGCTAGACTGACCTTTAGCCACAGTGCTGCTGGTGGAGGTACCTGGATACTTGAGGAGAACAGAGATCTTAGAGGTAGCGTACCCGAAACTATCGCAGGTGGCGGCGGAGCTGCAACATTATCCACTGGATATGTTGGATATGGGTCTGCTACTAACGCATTGACTGGCGACAATACTTTGACCTTTGATCCAGCTACGGACACCCTGTCAGTTGATGGTGAGCTGCTAGTAGGTGTTTCTGCTACTAGTGGGAATGTTTTACACTTAAATGATACGACTGATTCAATAGCCAAGTTTACTACCAGTACCAGCGGCACAACATCAACGGATGGTGGTGCTATTGGCCTGGACTCTTCTAATGCATTGTTTATGCTAAACTATGAGGCCGGAGACATAGGGATGGTTCTATATAACGGGGGATCACCGTTATACCCTGTCTATGTAGACGAAAGCGAAAGTAGTGTTGGGATTTTCACTAATACTCCATCAACAACACTTGAAGTCAAGAGCAATGCTGGATCTGAAGAAGGATTATTAGTCTACAATACAAATGCTGGCAACTCTGCGGCATCTGTTATTGGTGTGCAATCAGATCTTGCCAAGGCTAATCTGAAAGTTTTTTCTAGTACCTACAATGTTGATCTTAATTACACTGATGCGGCACTGCTTGAGTCAGAGTCTAGCGTTTCTGGTGGAATGTATATACTAGCTAATACAGGAGACTTAACGCTTGGTACAACTGCCGGAGATCCTGATTTAGTCGTTAATGCTACTGATGGATATGTTGGTATAGGGACAGCTTCACCCATAAACAACCTTCACGTTCATGATAGCGGAGATACTGAAAGCTTTATCCAGTTAACCAATAACAGCACTGGAACTACTGTAGCTGATGGTGGTCAACTTTATATGTCTTCAGATGATCTAAGATTATACAATCTTGAAAGTGATGGTGAAATTAGAGTTAGAGCAAATGACGGTGGAACTCCTTATGATGCTATTTATGTTGATGCTAGTGAAAGATATGTTGGATTAGGGACAGCTTCCCCGCAGAGACATTTGCATCTTTACAACGGTGTTAATGGTAGCTCAACACAGATGGCTTTTGGAAACACAGATACTACAGCGGCCAATGATCGAGGAACATATATAGGATTAGAGGCTAGTGAAAATTTTGTAATAATTAATAGAGAACAGGACAAAGATTTTTCGATAACGGCTAACGATGGTGGGGCACTCTATTCTGCTGTTTATGTTGATGCGAGTGAAAAACGAGTAGGTATAGGGACAAATGCGCCATCTAAAAATTTAGACATTAATGGCGACACTAACCTTGGTGGCGCAGTATTCGGAAAAGTTAATTCGATTTCAGCAAGCTACGCAATTACTGATACCGATGGCTATAAAACTATTCTTGTTACTGACACATCAACAGACAGAACAGTGACCCTTCCTACTGCCGCTGACAATACTGGCAGGATAATTACCGTCAAGAACACCTCCACCGATGGAGGGAAGGTAACAGTAGACGGTGAAGGATCAGAGCAGATTGACGGCGAAAGAGATAATGCCATCCTTGCAGCAAAAAATACCTTTGTAACTGTTCAGTGTGATGGCACAGGATGGAAAATAATAAGTGATGGAGAAACGATTGCTGCTAAATATGACACCGATGCGGGACATTCTTTTGGTGCCAGCTCTGAGGCGATAGTAAATTTTGATTCAACTACTTTTGGTTGGGACACCCACAATTCAGTCACAACAGGCGCGTCTTGGAAATTTACTGCGCCATCTTCCGGTAAGTATCACATAGCGTCAGTTGTATCATTCGCGGGAGCGTCTTGGGCTGCCGGCAATGTTGCAACTATGTCTCTTTATAAAAACGGAACCTACTATGGAAGAATGTCACAGCTTACAGCTGATGCTGCGGGGTCTTTCCAGAAAACATTAATCGGCCACATCGAGGTAGATTTAGCCGAAAGTGACTATATTGATGTTAGGGTTTTTCAAACAACATCTGGATCAATTTCCTTGTCGGCAGCTGAAGAGTCTAACCATGTTTCAATCCACAGAATAGGACTATAATATGAAAAAACTATTACTACTTACAATTCTTATCCCCTCTATTTGCCTGGCAGCTAGCAGAGTGTCAGTTGAGAACACCATTGATGGCAGAAAGTTCGGTGCCACATTTGAGAAAGATGCCAAGAGAGATGCCTGGATCTCCAAGCAAGAGCTAAAAGCCGAACAGTGTCGAGGATGGGGGTGCTCCGCTAGATCAATTCCGAAAGCAGAGATGAAACCAGAACAGCTACCACTAGTAATCAAAGAGTATGAGAAAGTCGATGAAGTGACAGGCGACACAGAGACATGGGTTGACCTGAAGAAAAGTTATGTGGTCACTATCACAGATATAACAGCAGAAGTTGAAGCCGAGGAGGCAGCGGTAGCCGCCAGAAAGGCGGAGATCCAGCAGCTAAAAGCAGCTATCAATCTTATAAACGAATCGGACAAGCCAGCCTGGGAGAAGAAGCTTCTCAAGCGGCTAGTCCTGGAATTAAAGGACTAGATGATGGATAACGAAGATCTTAAATATATCAGAGACAAGGTGGACACCCTGTTCACGCAGCTAACTCTTGCCCGCATTGAGATAGCAGAGCTTAGGACGCAATCCAAGCACCAGTCCAGGCTGTGGGGCACGCTGTCAGGCGCCCTTTCGGCCATCACCATTATGACTATTGGCATTTTGGTTCGCAAGGCTATATAATTTATCATACTTCCACAGATGGAAGAGAAACCTCGGAGGGTATATGAGAACTATTTTTATGATTATGCTTCTTGCATTGCTTTTACCAGCATGTAGTGGGGACAACGGTTACGATCCAATGAAGCGTTTTGGCGCTAACGTATTGGGCACACTCGGGCAGTGTTCTGCTCGTGGCAAGCAGCTCATTTATGAGAAGTTCACCAAGAACGATCAAATAAATGAGGAGATTAAGATCCAGATGGCAGGACTCAACGTGTATCGACGTAAGATGGCAGTCGAAAAAGCTAAGTCTTACAACATGATGAGCCTAGCAGCTAAGGAAAAAGCTATCCAGACTATGGGATTCCTACCACCTGAGCTTTGTGTGCCTCTAGTAGAATCATTGATCAGTGGCGTTTCTATTGATCAGCTGATGAGTGATCCTGAGATTGCTAAGGAATGCTCCTTTGCAGTAGCTGGTATGACTATTAAGATGATCGCTACAGCAGCTTGTAGCAAATTATAGGAGGAATTTATGTGGGAAATTATCTTAGGACAAGCAGTTAAAATGATTCCTTACGGACAAGTTATCTTCACTGCCATTGGCGGTTTAGTATTTGTTGGTACAGTGATCGATAAGATGGTACCAGATGAGTATGACAAAGGCTTTATGGGTAAACTAATGAATCTTAAAGGGATTGGTCCAGTGCTTAAAGCAATGACTAGGTTCAGTCCGTTTAATATTAAAGAGTAATGTTTATTAACATTGGTTTGATGAAGAGGGAGCCGCAGTGGCTCCCTTTTGTTTATTCATAAATTACTGTTCTACCTCTTGGAAATACCTTCACCCGGTACACCTTATCCTGGCGGATTACCGCGACAGATGCGAGTTCCTTAGGATGGCGATGCCCGCCCCATAACTCCTTAACTCCTGCCTTATCCATAGACTCCACAGCATTGCGGAGGAATTGAGGTGTTGTAGGTTTCTGCCATTTAGTGCGGAACCATTGGTAGAAAGGTACCAACAAACTATTGCGGAAGCGGCTTACTCCCGGAACTCTATCCATAGTGTAGATGGATTCCCATTCCTCATGGGTGTGTTTAAATAGAATACCTTGGTGTACGAGAGACTCATTGAGCTTGGACTCGGTTAACTCATGGTTGCCTTGGAGATATCTCCTACCTAACAGGCATCTAAGATTCCAGATCAGCGCCTCCGCCAGACCAACATCCTTCTTAAGACAGCCGCCCAAATCTACCAGATCTCCTAATCCGTAGACTAGACCAGGATAATCTCTCTCATCCTTAGCCATTAGCTCTGTGGCGGATAGCTCCTGCCCCTTATATAGGGAGTGCCCGCCGAGCAGATGAATATCACACCATACAATTGCTTTAACCTTACGCTTTTCCATCTTTACGCCCCTTCTCTGCATCTTGTAGCTCCTTAATCTTCTCCGCATTCTTCGCCATAATCTCCTTGCGGTAGTGGTGAAGCTTCATGCGCAGCTCATTAGGCATGTGTTCTTTAATCCACTCCTTATAAATCCCCAGCTCTAACTTATTGTCCGCATACGCCTTGAGCGCATCGTTAGCATCTTCCTCCATGGAGGTATAGGCTTCACTCAAAATCTCATATGATTTTTGTAATGGCCCGAGGTACTTCCAGAGGTTACCCCAGAATATGTGGAGCATAACTAGATCATTCGGCGCTTTGGCAAGCGCCCCTTTATCACTGGCGAGAAGGAACTCAAAGTGACTCCAGTCCGCTTTGATCCCGTGCTTTATGGTCTCATCACCTAGTAGGAACACCTTTTCCTTAAGCGCCCTATTGAATGAGGCGATCTTATCCTTATCAAAGTCTAGGAATTGATTCCCATTCTCCTTAAGCGTGGTGTTGTTAAATTTGTGTGGATCTGCTTTGTTAGGCTGTTGTTTCATCGAGTCTCTCCTTCCTGAATTTGTTAATAATCTTCTTGAAATGTATCATACTAAAATTCGGGCACGTTTTCAGTTTGTTATAATCCCTGTGCCCTCTGATTTTCTTATCCGGTATATTGTATCTCTCCGCAAGGTCGATGCATAGGTGGGCTAGCATTACCTTCTGCTCCATGGTGAAGGAGTGGCGCCCGCACATGCAGATGTGGATTGAGTTGCGATTGTACCCGCGCACTCCCGCCCCCATCTGCTCCTCATCCCTTCCTTTTAAAATAGCGGAGTGGGTGATCACGTAGTGATATCCTACCCAATCAAAGCCTCTCGCCGCGTGCCACTCATCTATTGTTCGCAGGTTGAAGTGCTTTTCGTATGGGGAATCGAGGCAATGTACTATTACCTCCTTAATCTCTCTCATAATACTGGTCTATCCTCTCCGATTTCTTCCCATTGTTCTACACATTGCTCAACGTAGTACCCCTTAAGCTCCTCATCCTTTTCAGTGGGCACACCGTGAGACTCCACCAACTGCATCACACACTTGGAAGCTTCCTCTCTACAGCCAACGCCCAACCCACTACATCTCTTATCTATCTGGTTGCTCATACTTAATAATATTGCGACCGTTACCCAAATTGTCATAGTGCCTCCTCCAGGTCTTTCTCTTTTTCTTTTAATATTTTCATTATCGCTCTATCTTGCCGCGATCCTATTATCCTGTGCACCGTACAATGTTTATTCTGACCGATACGGTGGATACGTTTCTCTGCTTGCATGTTATGCGCTGGCACCCACGAGACATCGTTAAACACCACATTGCTCGTGATTGTCCAGGTGTACCCTGTCTGTGCTGCGCCGATGGTTGCCACTAGATATGGGTGCTCTCCGCATTGAAACTCCTTATCTAGTGTCTCCCTCTTCTTGTTAGGTGTGCCGCCATCTATCTTCGGACAGTCCAACAGCTCCGCTATTTTGGCGGCTGATTTTCTGTGGTCGGTGAAGATAAGGATGGGAGTTCCTTCCCCCTCATGTAGATCTTTGCAATACCTTGCCGTAAAACTCGCTTTGACAAGTGCTGACCTAGCTTTAGCGTCACTCTGGACCGATTTATCTGATTGATGGTTATCCCAAGCCTTCTCCAGCCTCCGGTCATTACCATAATTGACAATAATATCCTTTGATATAAGCTTGGGCAGGTCCAACTCGTCTTTAGCGAGCCTACGTAGATACTTACCTTTGAGATATTCTCTGAGCTTTCTTTTGTTTCTAACTCCACTATATTTCTCCACGACTCTGCCGTTGCCCACATTAATCCGACGAGAGTAAGCGAAGGTTCTGCTCCACTGTGTCTGGTCTGGAAAGGCTTTGGCCACATTGAGTCCATTGTTTTTAGCTGGTGAATAACTGCATAGTGTGAGCAGCGAATACCACTCCACTACACCATTCTTAATCGGCGTTCCCGATAGCCCAACGAATCTCTTGGGCGCGTACTCATAAATGAATTTGTGCGAGATCATTGATCGAAGTGCGAAGAAGTTTTTGAGGTACTGCACCTCATCCGCTACTACAAAATCTGCCCAATCAAATAGCTTCTCGCAATGTACCAGCATATTGTAGGATACAATCACGAACTGCTCTGCGAAGGGGAAGTACACCTCTTCGGGCTTCTCGAATACTGCAACACATACATCTTCCTTCGACAGCTTCTCGATCTCCGCTGCCCATGTCTTGCGCAGGTACGCAGGGCAGATGATCAGTGTTTTCTCTTTGGCCACGAGTGCTGCTGCGATTGCCTGGAGGGACTTGCCCAAACCCATCTCATCGCCGAGGATACAATAGTTATGGTTGAGAATGAACCTCACGCCCTCCTTCTGGAAGGCGTAAGGTGTAACATTCAATAGATCAGAGAGCGCCATTAATTCCTGTCTCCACTGCTTCAATAAATGATTGAAGGATCTCGCCATCTTCCCCTATGAAGGGTACGCCGGCAAGGGTCTTGTTAGACAGTGCGGCTGCCGCTTTAGTCATCTCAGGTTTCTTTTTCCATCCGGGGAATTTCTCATCTAGAATTAGTGAGAGCTGAGTCTTATGAGTTTCAATCTCCCTGTTGTATACGGTTGCCTTAGATTTCTTAGGTGCCGCTTTCTTCGCTGTTGCCTTCTTCTTGGCAGGTGCTTTCTTCTTAGGCTCTTCTGCTTTAACAGGCTCTTCCTTCTTAGGAGTTTCCTTTGGCTGCTCCTTCTTAGTCACCTCGGGCAATGGCTCTGTTTTAAGGCCGATGGTAGTCAAAATCTTATCTCTTAGATCATCCACTACTACCTGGAAGTCATCAGTTGGAAAGATCTCTGCCTCTAGGTGGCACTTTCTGTAGTCGTCATCAATTTTGGCAGTTACGCCTAGTACAATGTTCGTTATTTGCATGTTCATTCCTTTAGAGCAAGTCTGCTCCGTTTATAGGTTTAAGTACGTTCTTCTGTTGTCCGCCGAATGCAGACCCCTTATTCGTGTTGGGTTTGTCCACATCTAGCCAGTCGGTAACATCCCAAGGTTGCGGCTCTACTACGCCCACGGTATCCTCAAAATGCCAGTTGTTTTCGGTGTAGCCCTTAATTAACCGAAGTGCCTTCTGATACTTCGCTCTACCGACCGCCATGTTCTTCTCGCTGGCAAGCCAGGTCATCGCATGAGCATAGTCCTTAGAGGCGAAGGTCCAATAGAAAGCGGTGATAGGTGCCACATTCTGCTTGGTTTCCTTAATCCACGCATTGATGGCGTCCACATAGATTGCTGCCGAGAGGTCGTAGGAGTAGGCACCAACCTTATTCCTGATCTTATGCTCATTCTTACAATTTCCGGTGGTGGATTTCAGGTCCAGGATGTAGCTAAAGTCTTGTCCCAGGCGCAGCACATCGGTCCGCACCTTAACCTTAACACCCATCAACTCTACGAAGAAGGAATCCTCTGCTACTGCTAGCTCATCATAAATGAGTTCCATAGATCTCGGAGATGCCTTGGTCGCATTGATCAAGTTATCAACCTTAATCTTATCCTTCATAGTTATGATTGCTTTACCCTCGTGGATCTCCTGGAATTTATCCCAGGCTTTCCCGCGGCGAGTAGCTCCTGTCCAAATAGCGCATTCCTCTTCCAGCTTCTCCGGTTCAAGGATTGAGGTGTGGAAGTACGTGCCAATATCGAATGCTGGATTGGTTTCTCTCTCAATCTCGCCGGTGATATACTTGCGATAGAAAATCTCTGGATCTTCTAGCATATCCTTAAGCTGAGATGATGAGTAGAAGTGGTCCTTAGCCTCGTGTTGCGCGTGGTACTCACTATTCGGCATGTCTTTTATTCTGCCTAATTTCATCGTTAGCTCCTATAGTTCAAAGTCTTCTTGTGTCTCTTCTTCTTCCATCAATGACTCATCTAAAGTGCCAACCTCAACTGAGTGTGCCATCTTACCTGCGAATGGTCCTTTGGTCATCTCATTAACCCCATTATAGACTACCTGAACGATAGTGCCTGGATCGATTTCTTCCATCACCTTGTTCAACCCGCCAGCGGAGTTTAATGTGGCGTTTCTACCCACTTTGAAACCACTTTCGAAGTTAGTTTCCATGCATTCAAATACCCAGCAAGGATTGCCAAATTGGTCCTTGCCGTCACGGATGAATTTGCCAATGAACTCATCACCTTCGCTCCACTCTTTCCATGCTCTGTAAGTGCTAGTTCCATTTCTCTTTGTGAATGTTCTCTTTTTCATTTCGGAATTCTCCTATAAAAGATCGACAGCGTTAGTGCGGTCGAAATATTTCTTAAATCTGTTGTACTCGTTAATAGACCTTCCATCTATATAGATGTCTTGTCGTTTGCAGATGATCCCTCCCGGGGTTGTGACTTCGGTTGTCCCTTGAGGATAATCCGGACTCCATATGTTAGCGTCCAGGCCACAAGTAGCGCGTTCCCGCAGACTAATATCAAAAGAATCGCGGAATCCAGAATCCATTGCTTCTGAAAGAGTGTCCACATCCCCCAGATCATCGGAATCAAATTCAATATACAAAGCATCATGTAAGGTTTTGATGACATTTAGCCCCCTGTCCTGCGCATTCGCCACAGATCTACGCATAGCTACTGCCCCAGTTCCTTGCACCGGACAGTTCGCCACGCTTCTATAATTCTCGTTATCTCCCCACATATACCATCCATCGGAGAGTTTTAGATACCCTTGTTCTTGATACCTTTCCGCTATTTCCTCTCTATATTCAGCATAGTCGGAGAACTTGGCGACAAAGAGTTCGATAAGCTCTTGCGCCTCTTCCTCTGAGCAGAAAACTCCAGTGTCATTTGTAATTTTCGCGGCGAGGGCCTTATATCCCATGAGATATTGTATGCCCAAGACGGTTGACTTAAATCGGTCTCGCAAAGCGCCGTGTGTTTTCTTAGTTCCCTCACTAGGGATTCTACCAGCTGCCTTTCCAAACCAGAGGTATACATCACCTGAAGCGTATGCTGCTTGCATGTTCCTGTCTCCACTAAGTAATCCTCCTACTAAAAACTCGTTAGATTTCCAATCAATTCCCGCTATTGCTTTCCCCGGCTTCGGCGCTACAAGTGAGCGGGTCCACGCAGCTTTGAGGAAGATGAAATTTGTCGCAGTGGGCTGGCTTCTTGAACTTTGAGCGCGATATATATTGAAATACGGGCGAACTCTACCATCACTGCCAAGAGAGTCCCAGATTGTCTTATTTTTAGAGGGGAGGAATCCGTTAAGCGATTGTTTCGTCTTGAGATACCGCACAATCTGCGCCCCGAAATTGCCCCTAGGGTAGTCATGGTTAAAGCTAAAATACTTAGAGAAAGCATCAAGAGATAGAGACAGTTGAGGATTGTTCGGGTTGTCCGTAAGCATCCATCCCTCCATATGCTCGGGGTATATCTCCTCCAAATATGATCTAGTATCTTTTTGTCGCCACTTAAATTTCTGCTCATTTCTATTCCACTGGAAAGGTTTGAAGTCAAATTGACTGTTAATATCTCGCTGCAAATCCGCCAGGATTAGGGGTACTGACATTGCAAATGATTTGGTTGCATCCACATCTATCGGATATCCGGCGTGTTCCATCATGGCGGTACGTGCTGCATACTGTCCGCGCCAGAGCATCTCCTCCCTCAGCGTGGCTAGCTCTGTGGCGGGTAAGAGGTACTTATACTCCGCTGCCATCGCCTTCATAAGTTTGGGAAGGTAGTCGATGTCGGACACGTTGTACCTCAGAATATCTTCCTTATCCTTAGCGTTGAAGGAGCTGGGGTTGCTGATAATAAGGTCGCGCATCTGATTTTTATGGGCAGTGTCTATCTTCTTGTTAAGGAATTTAAAACAAGCGGCCGCTAAATTGTGCTCACATTCCGCGCTTGTGGGATCTCCTTCCGTGCGCTCCCACTTAGGCTTTGGTGGGAATGTGTTCTTCACCTTACCCTTAATCAATTGGCGACCATATTGCTTGCGCCAGTTATGGTTAGTCAGGCAGCGGTGCTCAATCCAAAGATCTATCCAGCGGTACTCTGATACTGGCAAGCCCAGAGACAGCATGGATCTGGCTTCTGCGGTGACCGCGTAAGCTACGAAGGTGTAACCTTCCTCGTGTAAATCTGCCAGATCCTGCTTAAGTCTTAGCTGGGACTCCTCATCATTGTGGAGCCAGTACCTATATTTTACATCTCTAAACTCACCCTCCGAGAGCGTGTACGCGCAACTCACTAGGTTAAGCGTAGGCTCGGCGGTGCGATTGAACTCAAAGTCAATATAACAATACCTATTTTGCATACTCTTCGCCTCTCATACAGTAATAAGTCTCCCCGCCTGATCTATAGGCTTTCAACTTATGTAGTCTGTCCGTTAATATTTGGCATCTATAAGCGAGCAGTATGCTAATGATCACCATTAAAATTAGTATCGCGCCTCTCATTTTCTCTTTCCTATAGTATATCGTCTACGTCCACATCCTCACTGGGCATGAAAGTTTCCGATGGAATTATGAAGTATTCTCTTCCTCTTTGCTCGATTGTTGCTAGCCGCTCCCCACGATGTGTGTACTTATCCAGGAAACCCCGTACCCTGTTCACATGCCGTGGGAATTTGGCATTCTTTTCTGACTTCTCGAAAGCTCTGCGGATCATAGACAGACTGTACTCGATGTCCATCCCCTCCGTTACTGTGGTGACAATGTACTTCTGCCACTCTTTCAAAGAGACAAAGACTAAGGCATGGTACTTCTCTCTCGCCCAGACAGTGAACTCATCATACTTTTGGCTTGAGCAGTTATTGAGTATCCAGCCGCCCAGGTCATAGAAGAAGTCCTCATCCTCAGTCTCTGCCAATCTCACTAATTGTTCTATCTCTTCAGAGCGCATACTCTTGCGGAGTGGCAGGTCGGTAACCTCAGGCACGGAAAAGCGCCTGTCATCCGACTCTAAGTACATATCCGTAAGATCGTTATTCAGCACTATGAATGAGTGGAAGGTCTCTCGAGCACTATCTGCATCGACGCCCTTCATTTCTATATTTTGGAATTTATTCGCGTACCTTTTCAATTTATAATAGTGTTTGTCGCATACTTTCGCCTCATCCATTATGATGAGTCGCTTGTTGTTAAGTACCGAATTGAAATCCGAACTCATAAAGGAAACGGGAGTCTCCGTAGAGTGCTCCCGCCCCACGAGACCGGAAAGGAGGGACGCGAGAACCCCCTTACCAATCCCTTTTGCCCCATTTAAAACCAAATAGGTTTCATTTCTTTTCTTAATCATAGTATAAATCCAGTGAAGGACGTACTCGAGGCACTCCTCATCTGGAAATAAATGCTCAAACAATTTCTTAGCGAGTGGCGGACATTCCACAGATTCCTGTGGCCCATTCTCCCATCTCTCACGCCACGCGGGCGCGTTGTAAATGTTGATCCTGGGTAGGATCATCCCCTCAAATTCTACTTTCCTCTCCTTAGTCAGGTCGTATGGGTCATACTCAACCAGCGCGTGTGTGTAAAGAGAATTAATCATTTTCTTCTCTTCCGCCGTGAGCAACCCCTCCCAAACCTCGGGAGAAACATTACTTATATTTTGCGTCACCTTGTTATAAAGGACTCTCGCATTTGTCTTGATATTAACAATCGGCTTGAATATGGAGGGATCTGGTCTGTTTTCCTCATCCCAACCAAATTTGTCCTGCAACTTCTCGTTCTTATCTTCCTCTAGATATTGGCCCAACAGATCTATTGCCTTACTTTTGACAACCTTAATCTCGGATTCACCACCGTCTAAAAGGTCAGCAACTCCGGCTTTTTTGAGTAACCCATACTTAAGTTCCTCACGGCAATACTTCGACCTATGCACCTTGACTCCGCCTTGGCGGAATATGTAGGAGTCAGTCACTCGTAAAATGTCGGTATTCTCATAAAGATATTGTGCTAATTTCTCTTCCATTCTTTCCTCGCGTCTGTACTCAAAAACTCTATTACTGAAATCGTGTCAAAGTCAACCTTTAATTAATTTAACTGTGGGGTGCACTACGGTAGACTTATTAAAGTATCGGATGAAGATCTCGTCCGCATCCTCAACCCCAAACATACCCAACCCTAAAGCTCGGTCAATAGTCCACGCTTTTAGCTTGCCACTGTCACTGGAGTATCGCCAGGACAACCTCAGCGCCTGTTTTAGAGCGAATTTTGCCCAAAAGCTGCCTGTGATAGTAAAAACTGTTAAAACGGCTGTAGGCTGCATTAACCGCTTGAAGTTAGTGCACTGCGCTACATTATCGTACGTGAGCCAATGTTTCTTGAGCTTCTCAGCAAATAGCCTCGCCGCCTTATCCGAATCCTTAATATATTTGTAGGCGCAGGCCATAGAAATAATCTGGTCTGGACTCATCCAGCGATCCTCTTCCACCATAATCGGCACATCTTCTGGGAACTGGTTGAACCAATTATCTGTGGAAAGGCATTTGATGATGTAGGAGATGGTCCGCTCTACTGTACAACGAGCGGGGTCATCTACTGGACCACCTCGCAGGATATGCTGTAATGTCCACAGCACCGTATTCTCTGCCGTTTCGTCCGCTTCCTTAGAATTTAATAATCCGTAACTATTCCAAATTGCCATTATAGTAAATCCTCCCCGCTCGGCTCTTCTTTCTTAGTTCGTTCAATCATCCCACCACTGGGTACTACTTCCGCCTCAATGGTGCGAGGCTGCCGCTTGATACCAGTATCCACCAACATCACAGTGCCTACCTGCTCCACCTCTCTCTTGTCCTTATACTTATCAGGGTAATAGTTCTTCAGAGCAAACATGATTGATGCAGAATTACCCTTAAGTTTACCCTTAGCACTTTCCAAAATTATACTTTCCCATCTATACTCTCGGCGGCTTTCTCCAATTTCCCGAGCTTCCGCAAAATCCTCGTGCTCCTTCACCCACCGATATAGCGTGGTGTTGGTCACCCCAATCAATGCGGAGAATGAGGAGAAAGAGAAGCCCTTGCCCATGTGGTACACCAATAATGGGGCGAACTCGAGGCAATATTTGGTCTTGCGACTGCCATAAATGGACTTTTGATCGACAAAACGACTCTTATAGTACCCATTTTTGTCAATGCCGAACCACTTATCAAGCTCTCGCTCGGTCATTTCCTCCACCAGCTCATCGGGCAACCGACTTTTGGTCTTGAGTTTGTCCTTCTTTTCCTTATTCACTCTAGAGATACTTTTTGCCACCATGTATTGCCTCGTTAAATTTCTTTGTTTTCTTCGCGTGGCACACTCTGCAAAGTACCTGCAAATTATCCACGCTACAGAAAAGCCTATTAATATATTCAGTCCAACTACCGTCAAACTGTCCTACCTCTTTTATATGGTCCACCTCTAGGGCTTCCCTCTCCATTAAACACTTGCACTGGGCACATTCAAATTTAGTCTTAAACTTATCCCTACCATTCTTGTAGGCACCAATCCTAAACTTGCGCCGCGCTCTCCTCACCGCTTCCGCTTTCGCTGGATGGGCAATGGCCGCTCTCCTCAAATGCTTCTTTATTATGTTGATTGTCTTCTTTTCCATCAACCCAATTTTTCCTCATGTTATAACACATCGTCAACATCTTTCTCTTCAATGCCGCTCCGTGATCTCCGCTATCGGCCTATACGTCGTCAATGCTCTTGGATTTCCTGCGGTGTAGGTCTTGAAGCATATCTTTAAGACCGTGAAGGATGGATTTCAGTTTGTCGATTTCCTCATCCTTCGCAACAATTCTTTTATTCAACTCTTGGCGATCCATCAACTTGTTGTTTTCGTCAAGGTATCCACCTAATACTATTTCGATTTTATGGCTCATCTCTCACTCCTCAGTTATCCGGTAATTCCAGTGTGCTTAATTTCTCCATAAAGTATTCCGTGATATCTTCTCGTTTTTAAGA